TTGCATATAACAATATTTAGATACGATAGGAGTAATCATACATTGCATATCAAGACTGACACACATGCACACAGAGCAGAGTTCTATAACTCTGTTGAATGGCGAGGCATGCATGACTATGTATTACACCGTGATAACTATGAGTGTCAGTGGTGTAAGGAACAAGGGCGTGTGACTAGGCTAGGTGATGTAGACAGACATGGTAGACCAATCGTATTAGAAGTAGATCATATCAAGGAGCTAGAGCATTACCCAGATTTAGCAATGGATCCTGATAACCTACGTACATTATGTAAGGACTGCCATAACAAGCGACATCATCGAATGAACTACTCAACACATCAGCATATTAACAAGCCAAACAAATGGAAGAGCGATGAACGTTGGGACTAAGGAGGCACAAGGTGTCAGAGATACTTATCTATGTAGTAATGAAGCGAGCACATGGTGGAATCATCAACACAGCTAAAGCATTTGATTCAATGCACACAGCACGCAGCTATGCTCGTCAGCTTAATATGAGCCAAACAGATGAGTCAGAGTATTATGTCGAAAAATGTTTTCTCAGAAAAAATAAAAAATAATTTTTGAGATACCCCCCGGGTCAAAAAGTTTGAATGAAAATTTAAAATGGGAACCGGTGGGTAGGACTCGACTCCACAAGAAAACATTAAAAAAATCTACACGAGGGGGTGGGTGTAATTGACGTTATCAAATGTTGAAAAGTATTTTCGCGAAAAAAGTGATCCTGAGAATTACATTTTGCAAGAAAAAATATCTAGATATTTAAACTTGAGAAAGATTTATAACAAACTAGATAACACTATAAAAGCTGATGGTGTAGTAATCGTTGTAGAGAACGGCTCGCAAAAATATGTAAAACTTAATCCTGCAATTGCAGAAAAGCAAAAGCTAAACGTCCAACTGTTGGATTTAGAACGAACAATTTATTCATCTATTAATATAGTATCAAAATCACATCCTAAATCGCCCCCTAACGAAAGCAAAGGTGGTCTAGTATGATTCATCAGAAATACGTAGATGAGTACATACAGGCTTATAATAGTGGGCAAATTAAGCTTAACAAAGAGCGTATCATGTTGATTGAATATTTACAGAAATATGTGCTCTCAAATGATCAACTTTATTTCGATGAAGAGAAAATTAATGATTGCGTTGCTTTTACCGAAAAGTGGTTTTTCCCAACAGTTTTGTTTCAGAGATTCTTATTTGCATTTGTGTTTTTGTATGATACAAGAACTGATGATGTTTATTACGATGAACATTTTTGGGTGCTGGGTCGTGGCGCAGGTAAGAACGGTTCGATTAGTGCATTGAGTGCATTCTTTATCAGTCCGCTTAATAATGTACCTGGTTACAACGGTTCAATTGTCGCTAACTCAGAAGAGCAAGCCAAAACTTCAATTACTGAAATTTATAACACAGTACAAGGCAGTGAGACGCTTAGTGATATGTTTAGGGCTAACAAGTCTGCTATCGAGGTTCCTGACACTAGTTCTGTTGTCACTTATCAAACATCTAACGGCAAAACGAAAGATGGACTGCGTGATGGGTTTGATGTGTTTGATGAAATCCATATGTATGCTGACGATTCAGGTGTGCAGGTTTATGAGTCTGGATTAGGTAAGGTGCCAGAGTCGAGGCAATTCGAAGTTGGCTCTGACGGCTATGTACGTGATGGCTATCTGGATAAGAAAAAAGACATTGCATTGCAAGTTATGCAAGGAGAATTACCACCAGACACAATGTTTCCGTTTTGGTGCAGACTTGATGATGAAAGTGAAGTTGACAATGTTGATATGTGGGAAAAAGCCAATCCAATGTTGTCTAAGCCATTAACATCTTATGGCAAAACTTTGTTTAGAAAAATCAAAAAACAATATGTAAAAATGCAGTCTGAACCAAGTATGCGCGAAGAATTTTTAACTAAGCGGATGGATTTGCCACTTAAAGACCCTGAGAAATCCGTTGCACCATATGATCAAGTTAAGGCTACCAACCAAATAATTCCATATGACAAATTAATAGGCCATGAAGCTATAGGATCTGTTGACTTTGCTAGTATACGGGATTTTACAGCCAATGGTTTAACTGTCAAGTTGGATGGAAAACAATATTATTTAGGCCACCAATTTGCGCGTAAAGGTTTTGTAGATCGTTATTATGGTTATTCAACTAACCCGGCTGACCGCCCTAAAAACGTCCCTCCAATCGGAAAGTGGGAACAACAGGGACTAATTACTATCTTGGATGAATCAACAATCGATCCACAAAAAGTTGTCGATTGGTTTGTTGAGCAACGTGAAAAATACTTAATTAAAAAGGTAGTACTAGATAACTTCCGGGCAGATTTGCTACGGAAGTTTTTTGAAGATGCAGGTTTCGAAGTTGTTGTAATTAGAAATCCTACCGCTATTGACGGACTGCTTGCTCCAAGAATTGAAAACGGATTTGCCAGTGGGCTATATGTTTGGGGCGATGATCCATTACTACGATGGAACACTCAAAACGTACTAGTAACTATTGATTCACGAGGTAATAAGAAGTATGGCAAAAAAGAAGAAATCAGGCGAAAAACTGATGGCTTCAAAGCGTTTGAATACGGACAGTATCTAGTTGATGAGTTGCCAGACTGGGATATTGGTGCAGAACTAGATATGATTTCTGATATTGATTTTTAATTGAAAGAAGGTGAGTTAATGGCAATATTTGAGAACTTCATGGAGTTATTTCAAAAGCGGCAAGATGCTAGTTATATGTTTGATGTTGATTATTTAGATGATGTTGGCGACAAGATATATGCCAAAAGAATGGCTGTTGATAAAGTTATCAACTTTATTGCAAGAGCTGTTAGCACAACTGAATTTAAGTTTTACAACGGCACCAATGATTTAAAATCTCCATGGGATTATAAACTCAATGTGAGACCTAACACTGATTTATCCGCGGCTAATTTTTGGCAAGAAGTTGTTTACAAATTGATTAAGGATAACGAAGTGTTAGTCATCAAGAATGATACTGACGATTTACTGATTGCTGATAGTTTTGTTAGACACGAGTCTGCTAATTTTCCTGATATCTTCGATGGAGTAACAGTTAAAACTTACCAATTTAAACGTTCGTTCAACATGGATGAAGTTTGGTATATGACTTATAACAATGAAAATTTAGAACGATATGTTAGTGGCCTTTGGGGTGATTATGGACGCTTACTTGGTCGATTAATTGAAATTAATCTTAGAAATAATCAGATACGAGGAACCGTTAAAGCCAACATTGCTCAGGGAACACAAGAACAGAAACAAGCATTACTACAGAAATATGTTGATAAGATATTTAGTTCGTTTAAAAAGAATAGCGTTGCAATTGTGCCAGTTACTGATGGCTTTGAGTATAACGAAGTATCTGGTACCGCAGGCGAGAAGAACCAGTCAGTTGATGAGATTAGTAAGTTGCTGGCTGGTTTTACTGACGAAGTAGCAAATATTTTGGGCGTACCGCCTGCACTAGTTCATGGGCAGAATGCTGAGGTTGATCAAAACAGTAAGTCGTTTATTCAGTATTGTTTGAAACCATTACTGAATAAGATAGATGATGAACTGAATGCAAAGCTGTTTACACAAGTTGAATATGAGTCTGGTAAACATGTTGAAACGGTAGGACTTGATCGGCCTAGTATGTTTGACGTTGCTGAACCAATTGACAAGCTAATAAGTGCAGGTGTGGCTAATCCTAATGTTATTTTGCACGAATTAGGATTGCCCAAACGTCCTAATGGTGATGAGTATGTGATCACCAAGAACTATACGACACAATCGAAAGGTGGTGATTTAGATGACAACAATTAATGTTAAAGGCCCAATCGTAGCTGATGGTGACAAGTGGTTTTATGATTACTTCAAAATGCCTGCAACTGCTCCTAGCGATATCAATGATGTTTTACCAGATGATGGATCAGACGTAAATGTAGTGATTAATTCTGGCGGTGGAATGATTGATTCTGGTAGCGAGATTTATACTGCATTGAAGAACTACAAGGGTACGGTTAATGTGCAAATTGTAGGCATGGCTGCTTCTGCTGCGTCAGTAATTGCTATGGCAGGTGATCACATTGCTATGAGCCCAACAGCTCAAATGATGATCCACAACGTGCAATCGGATTTGTATGGAGATTCAAACGATCACGCCAAACAAGCCAATATTTTAAAAACATTCAACAAAAGCATTTCGGCTCCATATGTTGCAAAAACTGGTATGTCTCAAGATGATGTCTTGAACATGATGAACGAAACCACCTGGTTGAACGCAGATGACGCTAAGGCTAAAGGCTTAATTGATGAAGTTATGTTTGACAAAGCAGAGCCAGAACTACAACTAACAGCTTCATATAACGCTGGTTTAGTTGCTCCAGATGTAATTAATAAGGCACGTGAAGCATTACTTGAGAAAGATTCTTCGAACGCGAATAAAAATTTGGGAGAAGAAACCGTAACAATTTCGCTTGATAGTAAAGAATTTATGGATGAGTTAGACAACAGAATTAGTAGAATTAAAAATATGGAAAACGAACAGTCTGATACATTTCAGCCGTTCGTTTTTTAGTTCAAATAAAAAGGAGAGAAACACAATGACAATGAAATTAAATACTAAGGAATTTTCAAACTTTGCTGAAAAGCGAAGTGCATATGCAGATGCTGTTAAAAATAGTGCAGACGTGGAAACACAACAAACTGCTTTCTCAGCAATGATGGACGCTTTGAGTGAAGACTCAGTGAGTGAAATTACAAAACAAGTTAATTCCAAGGCTGCTGAAATGTTTTCAGCACGTCAAAACGATAGCAAAATCACGAACGAAGAAGTTGAATTCTTCAATGCAATCACTACTGATGTAGGCACTAAGGAACCCAAATTATTACCACAAACAGTTATCACAGAAGTATTTGATGATATGGTTCAAGAACATCCAGTATTAGGATTGATTGGACTACAAAATCAAGGTATTAGTTTGAAAGTTATTCAATCTGATGCCAAGGGTGCAATTGTTTGGGGTAAGATTTTCGGTGATATTCAGGGACAGCTTGACGCAACATTCAACATTACCGAAGCAGACCAAAGTAAGGCCACTGCATTTGTTGCATTACCTAAAGATATTGAAGATTTCGGGCCTGCATGGATTAAACAATATGTAGTTACGCAAATTACGGAAGCTTTTGCAGCTGGTGCTGAATCGGCATTCATCGTTGGTGATGGTAACAACAAGCCAATCGGTTTAAATCGTCAAGTTCAGAAAGACGTAACAGTAACAGGTGGTGTATATCCAGAAAAGACATCAGCGGGGACACTGACTTTTGCTAACACCAAGACCGCTGCTAAAGAACTGGCCGGACTAATCAAACAGTTATCAACTAAGGAAGATGGACATCCGGTTGTTGCTAAAGGCAAGACCGTATTGTTGATGGCTCCGGGTGATTCTTTAGACGTAGAAGCACAGTTTATGGTGCAAAACTTGGCAGGCCAATTTGTGACAGCAATGCCGTTTGGACTTACAACTGCTGAATCTGAATTTGTTCCTGAAGGCAAGGTTATCGCATTCGTTCAAGGGCGTTACAATGCTTATCAAGCTGGATCATTGAGCATTCAATCGTTTGACCAGACTTTGGCAATGGAAGATATGGATTTATACGTTGCTAAACAGTTCTTCTTTGGTAAAGCTAAAGATAATAATGCTGCTGTAGTTTATGATTTGGCACTTGCAACTCCCGGAACAACCACTAATGAACCAACAACCGGTGGCGAAGAAGGAACTGCAAAAGCCTAGTAATTAAAATTTGGAGGTAATTGATTTATGTATACAGTGATTCGTAAGTTTAAAGATGGCAACCCTAAGGCAGAAGGACATATCTATGAAGTTGGGGATGAATACCCATTTCAAAAATATGCTGGAGCAACTACCAAGGCACGTATTGCTGAACTAACAAAAGAAGAAGGGCCTAATGATAGTTTTGATGGGCCTGTTATTTTGGAAGTGGATTTAGACGAAAAAGAAAAGTAGTAGGTGATTAAATGGCTGATCAAGCACTCAAAAATGCTGATCTTGTTCAGCAATTAAAAACGAAGTTACGTATTTTTCATAATGTCGATGATCAACGATTGGACAGGATGATTGAAGTTTCTAAGCAAGTAATTGCGCGTGATACAGGGTATGAAGAAATAGACGACCCTAAATTCATTGAGTTAGTTTTAGAACGATGTCGCTATGACTACAACGACTCGTTAGAATTCTTCAATGCTAATTTTCAATCAAATTTGTTGAGCCTTTCATTAGATGGTTATGTTCCTAGTGAGGAAGGTGAGACTGATGGCGATTAGACCACAATTTGAATATGAGCCACCAAAGATTAAGACCAGGGATATTAATACTCCGGTCTATTTTTATACTCAAAATTCAACGGGACCAGAGCCGGGTACTGATAAGGGTGATCAACTCTTTTGGTGCTTAGCCGAAGTTTACGATCCGAGTTCTAAGGATTTAGCCATCCTAGATTCTCACAGTGTTAATGAGGGTGTCACAATTAACATTCCTGATCCACTAGGTGAGTACTTACCATCTACGAACCACTTGGTTGAAATTGATGATTACCGATATCAAGGACAAGATGGTAAGTCAAAAACTTGGAACATTGTTGAGGTTAGCCATGACTTTCACGATAGTCGGTTCATCAAGATCATATTGGGGCGTGATGGCTCATGAGTGTAAATATTCGCGGTATGGACGAAGTCTTGGCGAAGATGGAAAGTAAACTAGGTTCTAGAGCTGTCGCTAAATACAGTAACGAAGCATTAAACATTGCAGGTAGATATATGGCTGCTAATTTAAAGTCAGCAGTCGGATCATATCGTGACACTGGAGCAACTGTTAATGAAGTTACTGTCGGTAAGGCTCGTTTGAAAGGTGGAGTTCGTACAATTAAAGTCGGTTGGGACGGCGGTGGATCCAAACAGCGTTATAGGTTAGTACATCTTAACGAGTTTGGATACACACGCTTTGGAAGAACTTACGGTCCACGAGGTATGGGTAAAGTTCAAAATGCTTACGATAGCTCCAGAGAGCCAATGAAAGCATTAGAAAAACACGAATTGGAGAAACTATTATGATTCAAGACATGTTAACTAGCATCTATACCGAACTAACTAGTGATTCTGTTATCCGTAAATATGTGGGTGATCGAATTCGTTACTATGACTACCCTGAAAACGAGGACACTAATCAAACTAAGATGATCATCAATCCGTTGCGACCACCACAAGATCAAATCGGTGGTAGTGACAGGGATTAACAACCAATTTCATCTTCCAAATCGATGTGCAATCAACAGACAGAAAAATATGCAAACAAGTTCAGGCAGCCGTCAAACAACAGATGGCTGCCTTACGTTTTGCTCAATTAACAGATGGATTAGATGAATATTTTCCAGATACCAAGTTATTTGTTGACGCCAGACGTTATGAAGGCAATACAAATTTATACGACACTAATTATTAATAGAAAAGAGGAGCTCATATGTTAGTAGGATTTAAACGATTAACAACACAAATTTTTGACGATAATGGAAAGCCAAAAGGTGATCCAATTGTTATTGAAGGTAAACAAAATAAAGGTGCCACAACTAAGGCGGATATTTCAGGACTATCAAAGGATCCAACTAAGGTAGCCGGTTCTGATATTACCTATTACATCTCACGCACAGGGGTTGGGGATGTTAAAGCTGATCTTGGATTGTTAGATGTTCCAGAAGATGAAGTTGATCTATTGCTAGGTTGGTTAGCTTCTGAGAGTGGAATATCTTATTTGGGAGAAACTACAGAAGCACCATATGCATCTATGTTGCTTGAATCATCTGACGGACACGGCAACGTTGCGTTACTAGGGTTCTTCCGCGGAACATTCTCACGTGACAAGGTTTCAATGGAATCATTGGATCCATCAGAAACATTTAAGCCTGAAGCTGATGACTGGTCATATTCAGCAATGGCATCTGATGCAGATGATGAAACTAAAGGCCAATACATTGGTAAATATGCTGGCTCTGACGCAGAAACCATTTCTAAGTTACGAAGCCAAGTATTGCGTACTTCTGACACAGCAGAAGTACCAACGCCACCAAAAGCTTAATTGATGATAGGAAACCAACGGGATTATGACTTAGTTCATGACCCCGTTTTTTTGTAAGGAGAGAAAAAAATATGTCAAAACCTGTAAAAATTGATTTGATGATCAACGGAGAATTAAAACATTTTGAAGATGATTTTGTGCCATTTTCTAAGCATATTGAAATGTTGGAAATGAATGAAAAAGTTTCTGAAGGCGAAACTAGTCAAGTAGATTGGTTCAAACAAAAAGCTGCATTTGTCGCTAGTTTATTTCGCGATCCAGAAGTTACAGGAAAGTCGGTAATTAACGGACTAAGTGCTGCCACTGCAGACGATGACATGGAAACCGTAATTGCTGAAATGCTAGGTATAGACCCAAACGAAGTAGCGGAGATACCGACAGCGTAGTCTCCGCAAAAGAAGCGTTAGATGGTGCGTACACGATGATCAAATCTGTGCTCCAAGCATTCCCTGGTTTTACGATTAATGATGTTTTGAACACGGACTATGGGAAACTGATTGGTACTATTGAAGCTAAAGGGCCAAAAGAACAGAAAAAAGAAGATGAAACCATGGATCTATTCGACTTTGTTAAGTCTATCTAATGGTTCAAATATTGAATGAGAGGAGGAAATGTTATGGCGGAACCATTAGGACAAATGGTCATTGAATTAGGACTTGATAGTTCAGCGTTTGGTAAAGGACTAACTGGGGCTAAACAGCAAGTTAAATATGCGATGGCTGAAATGAAGTCGGGTATGTCTGTAATGTCTGCTAGTGGTCGTCAGTTGGACGTATTACAACAAAAGCAACGTGGTTTGACTAATGTTATGACCGCACAAGAACGTGTTGTTAGGAGCCTAAAACAGTCCTATGACAATTCGTTTGTTAATGGGAAAGCAACTACTCAAACTGGTAAGCTAGCTACACAGTTACAAAATGCGACTAGTAAACTAGCTTCATTCAAAACTCAACTTGCTAATAATGCTGGAGCAATGGCAAAAATGCGAGTTGAAACAACTGGCTGGACTGGGGCACTTAATAAAATCGGTCAAGGAGCCACTAGCGTTGGTACTAAAATGTCAGCAATGGGTTCAGCGGTTAACAGAGTGTCTGGTCCAGTTGCTCTTGGATTAGGACTAGCCGCCAAGGCTGCTGTTGATTTTGATTCACAAATATCAGCAATGGGTCCGCTGCTAACAAATGGTGGTGCTGTAACTGCTAAGTTCAAGGCACAACTAGACCAGTTAAGTGATAGCTCCAAAAAGTGGTCGACCCAGTATGGTATCTCAACAACTGATATTAACGATGCCATGTCAGAAATGATTAAACGTGGATTTTCAACTAAACAAGTTATGGGTTCAATGCCAGCTGTTTTAGATGCTTCTAAAGCTTCTGGTGAAAGCCTAGGAACAGTTATGCAAGCTACAGCTTCTATTGTTGAACAATTTGGTTTAAAGACTAATTCTGTTAAAGGAACCATGAAGAATACTCAAATGGTTACTGATTCACTAACCTATGCAGCTAATGCAACCGCTGCTGGATTTGGTGATATGTCAGAGGCTATGAGCTACGTTGGACCGGTTGCCAAAGGTCTTGGCCTAAGTGTTCAAGAAACAGCTGCTGCTATTGGTATCTTAAGTAACCGTGGTATTGAGGGACAAAAAGCAGGTACTAACTTGCGAGGGATGTTAACTTCGTTGGTTAAGCCTACTAAACAAAATACTGCTGCGTTCAAATCTATGGGTATGAGTGCTAAAGATCTGAACGAGGATTCACATAATTTACCTAAGTTAATTGACGATATTTCCAATGGCACCAAAGGGTGGACTAAAGCTGAGCGTACTCATGCTATTGCACAAGCTTTTGGGCGTGAAAACCAAGCCGCTGTTAATGCGTTAGTTGAGTCTGGTTCAGACAGTTTGCGTAAACTAACTAAGAATACAGAGGACGCTGGTGGTGCAACCAAGAAAGTTGCTGATCAATTAAATGATACTAAAGCTAACCAGATTAAGAGATTCCAGTCATCTATTCAAGTATTAGGTATTACGATTGGTGAGAAACTGTTGCCAACATTAACGCCGCTTGTAAAAGAGGCTACAGACGTTGTCAACGGATTTGCGCATATGGATTCGGCCACACAAAAAACTATTATCCATATGGGATTAGCAGTTGCAGCTGCTGGTCCATTGCTTAAAACACTGGGTGGAATCACTAAAGGATTTGGTCTTGTATCTACTGGTGTTGTAGGCGTGATTGCCAGAATCTCTGGTTGGTCAGCTAAGAATGCTGTATTGAAAGGTTCATTAGACGCAACCGCTGCTGCTACATCAAGCAACAAAACTATTGTTGATAAATTTGGTAATGCATTAAATGGCACAAGCAAAACATTGACTACAGTTAATGGAACAACGGCAACTGCTAAAACAGGATTCCAATTATTTGGTAAGAGTTTGACAGTTGCGCAGGGTGGCGTTGGTGTATTAGGAACTGCGTTAACACCATTGGGAGCTACATTAATTGGAGTTGGCGTTGCAGTTGCCGCTGGTGTTGCAGTTTGGGAACTTTGGGGTAAGAAAGCCTATGAATCTGCTAAACGTACAGCGGAATGGGGATCTGATGTTGGTACTGCTGCTGACAAGTCTCTTGGCAAGTTTAAGTCATTTGAAACTACTGCTGGCGCTTCTCTCAATAACTTTTCAATCAATGGAAAAAAATCGGCCAAAAGCGTTTCGAAAGCTTTTGACGATATGGCAAAGCAGGTTGATAGTGATGCGAAGAAAACTAACAGTGGTCTGGAAAAGTCTCTAAGCAAGTTACCAACAAGCGTGCAAGCCTTAGTCAGAAAAGGCATTGAAGAAACAGAAAAATCAAATACTAAGGCTGCTAACTCTGCTAAAAAAACAGCTGCCGAGGTTAACACGATTATGGAACATTCTGCTAAGGACCATTACCAGCTAACCAAAGATGAGGGCATCATGGTTGGCAATGCACGTCAGTCAATGGCCGACCAAGAACTTAAAGTACTTGGTATTTCTGGCAATAAGAAAAAGGCTATCTTGGCAGCAATGAATAATGATGTTAGCAAGATGACCAAAGAACAGCTTAACCAGACCCGTATTGATCTTGAGGATTCGTTGGATAAGGAAGCTGATCGGTACACTAAACAAAAGAAAGTTCTTAAAGATTACTACAAGGACGGCACAATTAGTTCCAAGGAATACAAGGCTGCTGTCAAAGAATTAGGTAGCACGCATAAGCAGACTGATGATCAGATTGTTTCTGGTCTGTATAACACAATGAAAGCCTCTGGAATGAGCACTAATGCAATGAAAACCGAGTTCTCATCATTGGGATATACCTGGTCAAGCGTTAAAAAAATTATTGATGACCAAGCTCAAAGCGCATCTAAATCTGGAAGTGCTCTTGTTAAAACAACTACTGGTATGAGTAAGAGTGTTAAGGCTGCTGCCAACACTTGGAATGAATTAATTTTTGATCCGAAAACTGGTAAAGTCAGCACAAATGCACAAGCAGAAATTAATAAGGCAACTGGTAGTTCTAAACAATGGAACGCTATTATGCTGTTGGCTAAAAAAGGGAAGCTGTCTACTAATGCTACGGAAATGGTTGCTAAGGCTGCCATTGAAAAGGGTAAATGGGATTCCATGTCGTGGAAGCAGCAGAAAGCCTTAATCCGTTCAGAAGGTGGTCAAGACCTTACTAAATTAATGATGAGTTCTGGTGAGTGGAATAAACTTAGCATGCAACAGAAAGAAGCTATTGTTAACTCAAAGGGCGGTTCTGAGCTACTAGGTTCGTTATCACAAATGGGCGTTTGGAATAAAATGACGCTCAAAGAACAAAAAATAGCATTCAACGACGCAGGAGAAAAGTCTAAAATCGTTGAGGCTGTCGGAAATGTTAGCAAATGGAATGCACTATCTCCCAAAACTCAGCAATTATTGGCAAGTAGTAATAGCCCTGCCGTTGTTGCAAAAGGTGTTAAAGATGTAAGCATGTGGAACTCATTACCAACATCCGTTAAGAATTTGCTGGCTAATGATTCTCAGGCCGCATCTGTGCTTCAAAGGGCAGGAATCAATATTGATCAATATGCTTTGAAGAAACCAGGAGAGAAGAAGTTATCTGCTAACAGTCAGGACTTAGATCAGAAATTAGCTAGTGCAAATACAAAAGTTAATGCTTTTAAAACTGGTAATGCTAACAAAAATTTAACTGCTTCTAATAACACCGGAACAGGTACTGCTAGTGCACACAATACTATTCAATCAAGATTTCTTGGGCCTAATGGTACAAAGAATTTGTTTGCTAGCAACAATGCTGGTGGTGGTTCTTCAAGCGCACACAGCACAGTTCAGAATAGTTTCTTAGGCCCAAATGGAACTAAGAAACTATTTGCATCTAACAACGCTGGTAGTGGAACATCTAGTGCACATAGCACAGTTAGCGGTTTTATGGGAATGAACGCAACCAAGAGTATTAAAGCTTCAAACGGAACCGGTGGTGGTGTTAGTTCGGCCAGATCCTCTATTAACAGTGTTCATGGTAAATCAGTAACAATTACAGCTGTGTTTAACGCCGTGGCCCACGGAACAAAAGCCTTACTTAAAAAGTTTGGTTTGAAAAATGGTACTACTAACTTTCAAGGTGGATATGCCACAGTTAATGATCAATTAGGCGGTACATTCCGTGAGTTGGTTAAACTTCCAACTGGGGAAACATTTATTCCACATGGACGAAATGTCACTATTCCACTTCCACAACATGCCAGGGTTATTCCGGCCAACAAAACTGCACGAATGTTCCCAGGATTACCACAGTTTGCAAAAGGTTTGAACGTCCCATCTGATGCCGACATCGTTAGACAACCCAAACAAATAGTGCAAGAAGTGCAAACTAACTCAAATGTTACTGATAATTCAAGTGTGATCACTGGATTAGTTAGTCAAGTCAAATCATTAACTGATAATTTGAATAGTTTAATTTCAGTAATTCAGAATCAAAATTCTAAAGAAGTTGCGGTTATTTTAGACAACGGGATTATGGCTCGTGGAGTAGCACCATTAATCACAAGAATTCAAGAACAAGATGTTAAGAGACAAACAAGATTGAGAGGTGGACGTCAATGACCCAAGGACCACTTAGAGTTTGGTATGACGGTCAAGAGTTAACACAAATAATACAAGTTACGATGGGCAAAGATGAATTAATCTTGCCCACCCGTGATGATGCAACAATTAGTCCTGGCAACTATGCCGGGGCTTTTTTACAGCAAGCGCATTGGGGGGCTCGTACAATCACAATGCCATTCATTATTTCTGGCACAAATGTCAGAGATAAAGCAAAGCAATTGGCATTCATACTATATAAAGATGAACCAAAGCAATTAGTGTTCAGCGATAAGCCAGACCGATATTGGGTGGCTATTCCAGATGGCGGTGTTGAATTGCCAGAAGACGACGTTGTTAATTTGCAAGGTTCAATCAAGTGGATGTGCTACGATCCATACGCTCATTCAACCACCGAAGATAAATTCACATTCAGTGACACGGCAACTACCCAGACAATCGTGTCTGACTTAGCCAATAAAGTTGCTGGCAACTTAACCGTGCCACACACTATCTACCAAGGCTACGAGGGTATCAGCGTGGCAATGGCAGCACCCAGTGCATACAAAACTGAAATTACTCAACCACTATATGCACAGCTCAATAGCCGTAATGGTGGCTCAGCTAAGTTAGCTAGTCAAGCTAATGAGACGTTTGGCACTGGCGTTACTGCTGACGACATTCGCAACGGCGAGCCGGGCTTTGTTGATGGCGTCTCATTTGATGGTGATACATTTACAATTGGCGGTTGGTATGCGACTAACGAATCATCTAACAAGCCATACCGGTTCATTATTTTAACTGATGATAACTGGCAGAACGAATATGGGCGGGTCAAGGTTGAAGCTAGTCCACGACCAGATATTGGAAGATATTATCCAAATGTGGCTAACTCAAAAATGGCCGGTTTTTTAGGCACATTCAAGTTTGAAGAACGAATGAGCCACAAGCGTATTCAAGTGCATTTGAGATATTCGGATGCTGAAAATGGTGAAGGCAATTGGACAGATTACACTGCATCAATTCAAGTCAATAGTGACTGGCGACAGACTGCACCGCATTATTTGATTAAAGTTGACGTGTTACAAGCAATTGAAACTAAGCAACCGGGTTTCTGGAATAAGCTCAATCTGACTGACAGGGGTACGCAACGCGAATGGATAAAGAACAATCTTGTGTCCGCAAAAGTAGAAAGTTATGCGTATGGGCATAGTCCAGACAGCAATAATGCTGCTATGCAGATATGGGATAACGACAAGAGCTGGGTAGGCACGCAAAAGGTTACTGGCGACACACCTATGCAGATGCAATACAATTATGCAATTGCAGATGAGTTCATTAAATATGTGGATAGCAATGGGTATTTGTATGTCAACATTTTTCCAGAATATACCATGTCAACCGGTACCGGTGACAGTGTGATTTGTTTAGATTATTTTGATTTTCAAATTAAAGTTGAACAACCAGTTACCAATAGTTTAGAGATTACGAATAACGGGCCTTTGCCCACACCAATTAGGTTTGATTTTGTGAATAATGGTCAGAATGGTTTTTTGGGAATAAGCAACGATCACAATGAATCAATTTTAATTGGCTCACGAGAACAGACTGATACAGAAGAAAAAGTACAATCTGAAACGTTATTTAAATTAAACACTGCCAAATATGACATCACAGACTTTGTACTGAATCGTGGTACGGTAGGCCCTAACGAGTATAGCTTATTAACAGGTACATTTGATTTAATTGGCCAAGTTGACAACGGTATGTGGGCGGCACGCAACATGGCTGCAAGCAGCTGGGGTAAAGGGCTAGAGAACGGCCGCGGGTGGCATGGACCAACCTTACACCGTGATTTTGGCGCTGATAGCAATGGCACGGTTGGTGCTGACAATTTCTTTAATCACAATTATCTGACATTCCGCGGCAATATTGAGCAATGGGGTTTGGAATCAGTCACATTACAAGGTGCGGCTGGCGAACATCTCGTGACTGCTCAATTAGACAGTGGCTCTGGTGGTAACGGCAGCTTGTCAATCTTCGTGGGCACGGACAGCAAGCGTGTCTATGTAGATGAGAACAACCCACGTTGGAACAACTTCCGTGGCAAGATTGACATTACACGTTACGGAAACGTTTATACAATTGTTGTGGAAGATGTTGAAAGTGGCACAGGTGTTAGACAGACAGTCACCTACACTGACCCAGCGAGTGCCAAGATTAAGGCAACTGGTTGGACATATTGGAAAGCAATCTGGGGTGACAGCTCAACGTGGTTGTCAATGGATCTACATGACATGAGTTTCAGGAAAGACAACGTTGACAAGATTATTGACGTTCCGAACACGTTTGCCGGTGGCGATAAAATATCAATCACTTGTGATGACGGTAAAGTGGTGACTAAGAAAAACGGTGGGCTATTTCTCACTATGCAAGATATTGGGAGCAAACCTATCTTAGCTTATCCAGGTAAAACTATTGTCAGCTTTATGTATTCGCCATTCGCTAATAGGCCGAATGTTAAGGCATATATTCGTAAAAAATATCTTTAAAGAAAGGGGGATAAACATTGCAGAAATATGTATTAGATCGTAACGGTAATGTAGTTGCAACTTTTGCCAGTGATTATAATGACAAGCACACCAAGACACTGCAGGCCGGTGCGAGTACGTATGAATTTACAATCAGCAAGCAAGATGAAGCCGCACTATTTTTAGAGACCGGGAACTACGTCAACTTTGTTGATGACGTTGGGAAGCCTTGGTCCTTTTCTATCTTGTCGTATACTGAAACTCATAACGAGAAAACAGTCTACTGTGAAGATGTAGGTATTGAATTGATTAATAAGAACGTGAATGCGTATAAGGCTGATGCTGCTTACTCATTTGCGTTTTATTTTGAAATGATTACAAAAAACACACCGTGGACGATTGGAATTAATGAGATTGGTGATTTATCACGTAAGTTGGAATGGACGAGTAATGACACTGGATTATCACGCTTGCTTAGCTTACTAACGGAATTTGATAATGCTGAATGTAAGTTCAATGTTAAATTTGCACAAAATAAACCAACTGTATTTAAAGTTGATATTTACAAGCAGATTGGCAACCCAAGCACCAATGTACAGATTGTATATAGTAACGAGCTGAATGACATTACTAAAACAGAAAGCCGTGCTGAATTTGTTACGGCAATTCAAGGCGAGGGCGGCACACCTACTAAAAATGCTGATGGTACTGACATCGTTACTAGAACTAATCCAGATGGTACACCGATTGAAACACCTAAGATTACCTTTGCCGATATTCAATATAAAGACGATAACTATGTGTCTGCTAAGGGTGATAACTTCTTGCGTGCCGTTACTGCCAACAAGCTATTCAACCCTAACAGTCAAGACACATATATTGAGGGCTATTACAGTTATGATACCGAGAGTCCACAAGAGTTACTCAATCGTACACTGACACAGTTAAAGAAGTATAGCACGCCGCAATACACGTATGAAGCTGATGTCAAGGTGATTGATAAGAGCTTAGACTTAGGCGACACCGTCAAGATTATTGACCACGATTACAAACCGGGGTTATATCTGGAAGCACGAGTGGCCAGCCTTGAAAAGTCATATACTGACCCGTCAAAGAACACGATCACTTTTACTAATTACAGATTAGTGAATAGTAGTTTAGCTCAAAAATTAGCTGATTTACAAAACATTATTAACTCGATGCCAACGGCTAGTGGCATTAGCTCAATTGTTACCAACGTGATTAACAACAGTAATGTAATTGAGCAAAAGATACTCGCGTTGCAATCAGCAGATGGACGTTCAACCGTCTATTATGATGCCAAACCTAGCAACGCCAAAGAAGGCGACACGGCTTTCGTCAAGAATCCCGATTCTGGTAATATGGAAATCTGGAATTACGTTGGTGACAAATGGACTTTAACTTCCGGTGATGCCACTTTTGACGACGTAAAAACGCAGATTGATAAAGCACAAGCTGATGCACAGACAGCCATTGACACGGCTAATAATGCAGTTAGTACGGCTAACGATAATGCGGCTAAATTTGGCACTGATATTGCCACACTCAAAGCTGATGTGACTAAATCAGTCGCTGATGTGGGTACCAAAGCTGACACGGCTATCGGCAGTGCTAATGAAGCACTCACACAGATTGGCACAGCTAACAGTGATTTGACCAAAATTAAATCAGATATGGATACTGTCAAAGGTACGTTAGAAACAGTTGCCACGAGTGAACAACTTGACGGTGTCAATAAGACAGCAACGTCAGCGAAAGCACTGGCAGAGACTAATGCTAACAGTATTAAGAATACCGTGACCAAGACTGAATTAACGACTGCTAAGAGTGAGTGGAGTAGTGCACAAAGTACGATTACAGCCGGTCAAATATCGACAGAGATAACTAAAGTCAACCAAACAATCACTGACACGACTAAAAACTTGGTTAGTCAGACGGTGCTCAATAATGCGATTGTGAACAGTGAGACTGGCACTAAACAGGTGATTAGCAAAAGCATTGCGAATATTAGTGTGGGTGGTAGAAACCTATTAACAGGTACCAGTAGTGAATTAAAAACAAAACAGTTAACTAATGCGTGGAATGTAGATGTACAAGCGACTAATGGATCGTTCAAAATCAAAGTAGTTAAGGGTCAGACGTATACGTATCGAGCGTGGCTTGACAATACTGCTGGATCGGATAATGCATTTGTGAATATACGTTTTTTACCTACGACTGAGGGTGCCAAAGATTATCCTATAGTCGGTAGCACATCTATTATTCATAAAGGTGAAACTGGATATTCAACTTTAGTGTTTACACCTCAAGAAGATGGGTATCTAAAATTGACACCTTCTGCATATGCTGCACCGGTAACTGCTTTGGCTGGATGGAAAGAAGAAAAGCTGGAAAAAGGCAACAAATCGACAGACTGGTCACCAGCGCCGGAAGACCAAGCGAGTGTCACTGCCGTTAATGCAATCGAACAGACAGTTGACGGCATGAAACAGACAGTAGCTAATGCGGCTACCAAGACAGAAGTAACAAAGCTTGCTGGTCAAGTTACGAGTGTAGTATCAACGGCAAATGGTAATTCTAGTCAGATTACACAGCTGTCAAAAGACATAAACCTGCGTGTGACTGCTGACCAAGTAGATGCCAGTATTCTTGCTGATAAAACTATAAAAGATACTCGTGACGATAATCAGCCACCAAGCTGGTACTATGCTAATTATCCTAAGCAAACTATTGAAGAATTAAAACAAACTTCAATGATTGGTCTGACAGACGGAGTATATGCACAATTAACGTCAGAGGTAGCATGGACTGATAAATCTGTACCAATTAAGCAAACAGCTAGGACTAATACGCAGACGTATCAACGATTTTCAACATCTGAAACAGCTTGGAGTTCATGGTCAACTATTGCTAATACGTCTAATATGATTAGCCAAATCAACATTAGTCCTGAATCAATTCTGATTGCTGGTAACAAGGTTCATATTACTGGTACCACTACCATTGATGCTGGGATTATCAAAAACGCCATGATTGCAGACGCAACGATTAATGGAGCCAAGATACAGAATGCAAGTATTTTATCAGCTAAGATTGCTAATCTTGACGGCGGGAAGATTACCGCTAATTCGATTACGGCGGATAAATTAGCTGTTAGTGCAATCGAAGTTGGACTTGGTAATTATCTTCGAGGTGCCTTAAGCATTGAGCCAAATGCTATTACTATTTCAATGCCCGGCGGTAAATCTATTCTGGACGCAAAAGGTTTAATAATGATTAATAATTCCAGCGGAAAATATAGCGGTATTTCCTATCAGACTTTGTCTAGAAATGCCAGTAATTCTGAACAATTTGGTGCGATGGCTTTCTCAGGTTGGCTAAACTTTGGCGATGCTAATATTTACGGTAAGGGAATGACTTGGGCCGAAGATGCGCATTTACACTTTGAACAACGAAAAGTGAATGGTTCAGACGGTTTAATGCTTTGCAACGACCTTGGAACTGGTATATGGATAGGAAATAATCAGCAGGTGTGGGTAGGTAAGAACTTTAATGATTATCACGTGATTGCATCATAAAAAACTAAAGGAGAAATTAACAATGCAATTAAAATTAAAAAACAATCAACTAAAATCACTAACGGAGTTCATCAACTCATTAACGTTCAACACGGGTTCTGCACATATTGCACAGGCTCGTATTGTCACACTGATGGTCAATAAGTATAAGGAACTCGATGAAGATAGAATCGAGTTAGTGAACCAATATGCCAACAAAGATGATAATGGGGATGCTGTTATTTTGGATAATGGCACAGCCGATATGACTGAAGACAATCACGCCAAGTTCAATGATGAATATAAGGAGTTATTTGATTCTGATACAGTTATCGACTTAACGGAACATGAAGACAAAGTTCATAAGCTAGAATCCGCGCTAGAAAATTACAATCGAGATTTGACAGGCGACCAATCATTACAGTTGGTTGCCTTTTTAGATGCTATTAAAACAAAGGAGAATGATTAATATGAACAACGAAGATGGAACAATTAAATTAACGAACGTGAACTATGCAATTACTGATGGTGTTACCACTGCAATCAATGCCAGCTTTGCCGGCTATTTTAATGGGCAATCAATCAATAGCACAGTATCAGTCACTGGTGATGGACTGGACGATTTAACACGCAAACAGGTGGAAGAAAAAGCGCGCGAAAGTCTCAAGACGTACATTGCTAATGGCACACTGAACACAGCTCAACCCGTGGCTGATACCACAGCTGCTGAATAAAGGGGGGCATTAGTATGCCACCACAGGCACGCACTAAAACGGCTGGTTATATTACTACAGTGCCAAAACCGGAACAACCAGCCGAAGAATAGTAAATAATAGGGCATGACCCTATTTAAAAAGGGGAAATGCAAATGTTGTATAACTATTTTAAAAATCATTTCTGGTTTGAAACTGGTCTGGAATTTGTTGGTCAGGCTATCGTCTTCGTGTACATGCAGAACGAATTTGACACTGGTGGTTTTGATCCGTTCTCGCACATTGTTAGACATTTTGGTGATCCTTGGATGACCATTTTGCTTAGCAGTGTCGGTGCTATATGTATTAGTTTCGCTATTTGGGATGTTCATTGGTTGCACGCTCGTGAAGTTATGGCTGGCTTAGCTCAATTTGTGGCTACACTGATCTTCGTTGGTTTTCTCTGGCATGCAATTAGTATGCCAATTAAATCACCTGATGCATTGACCGCTACTCTGTATTCATTCATTGTCGTTTTTCGAATTGGTAATAACCTGGTTAAGCCAGCAATACTATTTAGGTCTGATTTGAAGGACTTAAAGGGCGGTGTTAAACGTGACAAATGAATGGACGGTAGCAATCGTGGTTGCCTTAATCACAACAGCTGGCACAATTATCGGAAATGTTTATTTGAACCGTGGTAACGTCAATAAGGCTAAGGTTGAAAATATACCTGACATCTATGACCAAGCTCAGAAGATGATGGATACAAACATTGAGTTGAATGCTCAATTGAATCAGCGCAATGCCGAGTCAATTGAGCTCAAGAATACGATTGAGCAATTGAACCACACGGTTGAACAACTGCAAGAACAGGTCACAAAGTTACAAACAGAACTTAACAAGAGGGAGACAACATGAAAAGTATTAACTGGAAAATCAGAATTAGATCAAAGAAGTTTTGGTTGGCTTTAGTGCCGGCTATTTTATTGCTCGCACAAACAGTAGCTACACCATTTGGATATAATTGGGATATCACTGGATTGGGTGTACAGCTCACAGCCGTGGTCAATGCTGTGTTCGGGTTACTGGCATTATTTGGAATTGTGGTTGATCCAACTACAAGTGGCGCTAGTGATAGCGAATTGGTATTAAAGAAAGGAAGTAACAAATAATGGCTTATACAATTGATAAAAGTTTCGCTTTAGCTTCAAAAGAAGGCGCTAGTCAAAAGGCTAGCAATAAGTACTTAATTCTGCACTCAACCGCTAATTTAGGTGCCAGTGCCAAAAATAATGCCAGTTATGAGAAACGTACGTGGACCACTGCTTACGTTCACTTCATTGCTGGTGACGGTATTGTTTATCAGGTTGGTACACCAGGATATGTAGCATGGGGTGCTGGGCCAAAGGTCAACGGACTATCACCAGTTCAAATTGAGATGGAAGAATCTGCGGACGTTGCTAAACAACGACGTATCTACAATACCTATATTGAATTGGCTCGAGATTATGCCAAAAAATATGGAATCCCATTGACGCTGGATACAACCGGTAATGGTGTTAAGACTCATAACTGGGTTAGCCAGAATCTGGGCGGTACTGATCATAGTGATCCTTATGGTGCACTAAAACGAATTGGCATTGATAAGACACAACTGGCTAAAGACATTGCTAACGGCGCTGGCAGTTCTGTTGCTACTAAGCCTGCAACTACAACATCATCCAAACCAGCAGTAAGTAAACCAGCAGCCACACCATCAACTGGAATTAAGTGGATTGCACAAACCGGTGTATTTACGATTACCGACTCAGATGGCATTAAGTTGCGTTCTGGCTCTGCAAGTGTCAAATCACCACTTTTAGCTATATTGAAAAAGGGTAATACAGTTAAATACAATGCCTACGGTTACGCTGGTGGTTATGTTTGGATTCGGCAGCCTCGCAGCAATGGGTACGGTTATCTTCCTACTGGTAACGCTAGTGGTAATAAGCGCACTAGTTACTGGGGAGCTTTTAAATAAATAATGTTACCTTTACCGTTTAAGTGATACTATTAGAACAATCCAAAGTGATAAATCAAGCCTCTAGCTCATTACGAGTTAGGGGCTTTTTTGTGTGGGAACTTTTAAATAAATAGCGAATATTGAAAGTTTAAAACTTTTCCTTAAATGCTATTGACATTAATATTATATAGTATATAATTAAGTCATAAATAAGAAAAGGAAGTAATTAAAATGACATACGCAGAAAAAATTGCATCAATGGTAATGGAAACTAAAGAAGTTAAAGTATTTTCAATCAGCGTTCCTCAAGATACGTTCTATGGTAGGCAATACGACGTTGAATTTGAAGATGCTGAAGGACAACGATATTCAGCAACAATCAAAAACAGCAATCGTATCATGAAAGATTTGAACGAAGGCGATAGCATAACAATCAAATTTAACGTTAAAGATGATCAGATGTTCCCGCAATTATTCACTGAAATCAATTACGTTACGAAGGAGAATTAATATGACATTTTTAGAATTTAAAACACAAGCAGAAGAATTAGGATTTACGGTAAAAATCAATAAAGATCAACAAGATATTGAGGATGAACAATTCAATCGTGTGTATGTTTATTTGCAAAATGGAAAAACAAGTATCGACATTGCAAAAATATTAGAATTTAAAACCGACGTAATGTGGTTTCTGGATGGCAACAATCGTTCATATAAAATTGCTGACTTGATTGAAGAATTTAACAACACTAAAGTCGAAGACCGTAACTATGATGTTGTTGAAATGACAGAAATGGATAAAGCTGTTAAAGTTATCAATGATGATGCAATCAAAGCCACGGACATCGAGAATAAAACCAGCATTGGAGCTGTATCTATCAGCAATTATCGCACTGGGAAAACAGATTTAAACAAAGTAAAGTGGGAAATTATTCATAAACTCGCTGGATACTATGACGAAAGGAACAAACACAATGATTAAAGATCTGACCGGACAAAAGTTTGGACATCTAAAAGCAATCAAACATGATGGTTATAGTGATCATAAATGGCTGTGGTTGTGTCAGTGTGATTGTGGCAAACAAACTAAAGTCACATCTAGTCATTTATTGTCAGGACATACAACTAGCTGTGGTCATGTTCAAAAGGATAGAAACAACTCCGTTGCTCCAGGTTATGAAGCTAAACGAGTTAATGGAGTTGCCACATTTCTGTTGTCTGATAAACGTAAAGTTAGAACTGATAGCTCAACAGGGATAACAGGCGTTAAAGAGCACAAGAAACGTGATGGCTCAATTGATTATGAAGCAAATATCACCATTGCTAGCAAGCGACATTATCTAGGCAGATTTCACACAATTCAAGAAGCTGCAAAAGTACGAAAAGATGCTGAAAATAAATTAATTCCAAAACAAGGTGATTGAATGGAAACTCCAAAACAAGCCGTGGATGTTATTATGCCACGCATACAGAAGAACTTTAAACGATTGAATAGACATCAATATTGGTTGTCAATTGTTAACAATCCATATGACGAAAAGTATTCGTTCTTCATATACGATAAAGTACCGAGGGACAGAACCAGATCTACGCCACTGCATGATTTAAAATCGTATGACATTGAATATTTGGAAGAAGTTGTTAAGTTGTTGACTCAGCAAACCAAGTTATCCATAGTCTACACAGGTTTCACTGGTCTGCGTTGGCATAGCAATGATCGACTTATCCAGCACAGCAAGATTCAAGGCGAAGATGTGAGATCTGAATATGATAGTATATTTAAAAAGCCAACCAATTAA